CTGTTCATTTAATGCCAGATCGTATTCAGTCGTTCAAAGTTATATGTGGCGGTGGGCTGAACTCAAATGAGAACCATTTAGATCTCTCTGAGAATAACCCGGGCTCTGCAACACGGCTTGTTAACTACGAAGTTAGCTTGTTTGGTGGGTATAGACGGATTGAAGGTTTTCAGCCTTATGATGCGACTTATCAAGAAGTAGATCCTGATGATTGTGAAGGGCGAATACTAGCCTTATCAATTTTTAAAGATGATAACTTAAATGAGACAATCATCTTGGCGGCACGGAAAGTTAAGAAGTTTAGGTTCTTAGCTACTTTTGCACAAAGTGCATTTACGGGTGCAGACACTAATAACCGTACCGTCGATTTGCCATTTAGTAGTGATGTACACGTTTATAAAAATGGTACTCAATTAGGAAATATTACTGATTTTACTGTGTCAGGAAATACAGTAAATTTGGTTACTCCAGCGGCGTCTGGGGATATTATTGAGATAGATCCAAATGAGTATTGTTTCTACAGATATGTTTTTGGTGCAGGATACGCAAAATACACTTTAGATCATGGTGCAAGACGTAAGACCCTAACAACTTTAGGGGATCAGTTAACTAAGATTAGAAACGAAGCATTTAACTTTGGTGATGGTAACCATATTTGTTTTGTAGACGGTTGTGGCCCAGCTATTGTATTTGATGGATCACATTGGGAAGAGCTTACTGTAGCAGGGGCAGGAACAAGCCCAGACGATAGTGGACATAACTCTCAAACAGGTGGTGGTGATCAGTGTTTAACCTCTCCTTCACTTGTAGGCGTATTTGAAAACCATTTGTTTATTGGTGGTAATGTTTTAACAGAAGCCATTATTGCTCACTCAGCACCAAATGCATGGTATGATTTTAAAGCTACAGCGGGTGCAGGGCAAGTATCAGTAGGCTTTGACGTTGTACAATTTAAACCCTTCCGAGATAATTTATTTGTATTCGGATCAAACGGAATTAAAAAGATCACGGCGGATGTTACCGCTGGATTTATTATAGATCAGGTAACGTCGAATGTTGGATGTATTGCTAGAGATAGTGTCCTTGAAATTGGTGGTGATCTGGTATTTTTAGCCCCTGACGGTTTACGTCCTGTGGCAGGAACTTCCAGAATTGGTGACGTAGAATTAGAAACAATTTCTAAACCTATTCAACAGCTACTTACAGACTTACCTAAAGATTACGATTTAGATTCTCTTGTAGGCGTAGTGATTAGATCCAAATCTCAATTACGATATTTTGTAGGAGATGCGGATACAGCTACTACAGATAGTTACGGGTTTATTGGTGGATTAAGATCCGCTGACCAGCGACTAGGTTGGGAGTTTGGAGAGCTAATAGGTATTAGAGCAAGCGCAACAGCATCTGCGTATGTAAATAGACGAGAACTTGTACTCCACGGCGATTATAATGGTAAAATTTACCAACAAGAAGTGGGAACTACTTTTGATGGCAACGACATATTAGCCATCTACGGCACACCATATTACGACTTTGGTGATACTGAAGTTCGTAAGACGATGCGAAAAGTAAACACATTTGTTCGTGCGGAAGGCCCCTTCACTTTGAACATGGCAATTAACTACGATTGGGATGATCCCACAGTTAGCCGCCCATCTTCATATGCACAAGAATCTAAGGGGGCTCCAGTTCGCTATAAAGGCAGAAATATTAACTACGGCGGACTTAACATTAACTACGGCGGTAACGAGAAGCCTATCGTAACCACGTCAATTCAGGGCTCGGGGTACGCTACCCAGCTAACTTTTGTTACGCTTGGAGACTTTGACCCCTACAGCATACAGGGCGTTGTATTTGAATTTAGTATTGCGGGAAGACGATAAATGGCAGGATATACAAGACAGTCAATAGCAAACATTGTAAACGGATCTAATATTACGGCTCCGCCTTTGAATGCTGAATTTAACCAGCTTGCGGTAGCGTTTGATCCTACTACAGGGCACACACACGATGGCTCGGCTGGTAGCTCTCCAAAAATCGATCTTACAACTTCTATTACTGGCTACCTTCCTGCTACTCACGGTGGTAACGGCGGTAAGAATAATACTACAGCTACGGCTAATCCAACTACATCAGATGATTTTAACTCTGGGTACGCCCCCGGTTCTATTTGGTTAAATGCTAGTAATGGCCGCGTATTCTTCTGTGTAACTAACACATCAAGTAACGCAGTTTGGGCTGAAGCGTTAGCAATCACGCCTAACAACCGTATCACTGCCGAAGTTTCAAACACCGTGGACATTGGTTCGTCTGTCTACCAATTCAAGGATATTTATATTGATGGTACAGGTCATATCGACAATGTTAGTGGCGACACTTTTACTTTCTCTAGTAATGGCTCTATTGGCGGCAATCTTACCCTTACTGGTAATCTGGTTCAGTCTGGAAATAATACGACAACTGGTACAGGATACTTTGGCGGCAATCTTACGGCGAATGCAGATCTAGCAGTAACAGGCACTCTGAATGCCGCTGGTGACGTTAACTTTGGTAATGCTACAACAGACACTGTAACATTCATATCTCGCGTAGATTCAAGTATCATACCTTCCGCTGATGCTACATATAATTTAGGTAGTACAACTCAGGAATGGCAAAACCTGTACATTGACGGTACGGCTGAGATTGATCAACTAAATGCTGACAGTGTAGACATTGATTCAGGTACTATTGATAACACTGTTATTGGTGCTACAACCGCTGTTGCAGGTTCTTTCAGCACAATATCAGCTTCAGGAAATACTACACTAAGTGGTGACTTATCCATTAATGGTAACACTACTCTCGGTAATGTAGCTACAGACACAATTACAGCAACGGCTGAGTTTGCTACAAGCCTTGTCCCTAGCACAGACGGTACTAGAGATTTAGGATCTGCAACAAAAGAATGGCGCAACCTATATATAGATGGTGTTGCTCAGATTGACAGCCTTGTTGCTGATACCGCTGATATTAACGGCGGGACAGTAGATAATGCCACTATCGGAGCTACAACAGCTTCTTCAGGTGCATTCACAACAGTATCTACATCTGGACAAGCTACGTTAGCTACTGTGGACATTAACGGTGGGGTAATTGACAATACCGTTATTGGAGCGACTACACCTTCATCTGGTGCTTTTACTACAATATCTTCATCTTCTGGCATAACAGGGGATCTAACGGGTAGTGTTACTGGTAACGTAACAGCATCAACAGGAACAAGCTCATTTAATAACGTCAGTATCGGCGGAACACTAAACGGTTCAATCGTAGGTAACATCACTGCAAGTGCAGGAACATCAACGTTCAATAATGTTACTATCAACGGTCAGCTAGATATGGATGCAGGTACTACTGCTACCATTACTAATCTGACTACTCCTACAAATTCAGGAGATGCCGCGAATAAGGCTTATGTTGATACAGCAATCAATGACCTTATTGGTGGAGCACCGGGGGCGTTAGACACTCTTAATGAGTTAGCAGACGCACTCAATGATGACGCCAATGCGTATAACACTTTAGATGCTAAGATTAATACAAAGCTAACTAAAGCTGGCGATACAATGACAGGTGCCCTCAACATGGGTGCAAATCTTGTAAGTAGCTCAGGAACGCCAACAGCTAACTCAGATCTTACTAATAAGCTTTATGTTAATACTCAGGATGCTCTAAAGCTGTCACTAACAGGTGGCACAATGTCTGGTACTATAGACATGGGCACCAATACAATTACGAATGTTGTTGATCCTACAAATGCTCAGGATGCGGCAACGAAAAATTATGCAGATAGTATCCTTGGTTCGGCTACAGCATCCAGTGCCAGCGCGGCGGCGGCGGCAACAAGTGAAGCGAATGCCGCAACAAGCGAAACTAATGCGGCGACAAGTGCCACTTTAGCCCAAGATTGGGCCACAAAAACGAATGGTACTGTTGACGGATCTGAATTCTCTGCAAAATATTACGCTAACCAAGCGGCTACAGCATATGTAGCAAAAGCGGGATCTACCATGTCTGGGGATCTCAACTTAGATGGCAATGAATTACAGAATGCTGTTTTAACTAGCGCAACAATAAGTTATAATGATATTACAAGTGTACAGGCCAATGTACGGTCTGAGTTAAGTGCAAGTGGTAGTATTAACTATAACAGTAGCACTGGTGTAATCAGCTATACTCAACCGACTACCGTAAGCACTTTTACCAATGATGCTGGATACGCAACGGTGGA